CCTTATCTAAATATTCAACGAGGTGTTTATTTATTAAAGACAGAAGGTGATGTGCATTGGAATATGAGCAAACATAATTGGATACATTTATATGAAAGATAAAAATAATAAAAAAATTAAAGAATGGATTAAGAAAAAACAATACGATAAAGTTGTTGATTATTATGTTAAAGAAAATAAGTCTTATTGTTTAGAGTTGCCATTTTCTAGAATTAATTTAGATTTCGTAAGTAGGTTTATGAAATGTACAAGGTGTGGGAAGTGTTGTTCTACAATGGAGAACAGAGAAGGATCAAAACATATTCCTTTATTAGCAGATGAACCAAAAAAGATTGCTAAGATTTGTGGATTAAAAGAAAAAACAGTTAAAGATTTTTATTGTCTTGAGATAGATGGTCAATGGTATCTTAAGGTACCATGTATTTTTCTTAAGAAAATAACAACTGGTGGAGTTCAAGATATGAACGATACTAGTAAGTGTAAAATTTATAATGAGAGACCAACAGTTTGTAGAATGTATCCATTTCAAAATCCAATAGAAATAAAATTTGAGGGGATGGCTTATTCAGCTATAACTCTCTCTCCGCATTGTCCTGCGGTAAGAAATTTTTTAACAGAGCAATGGCTTCCTGGCTTAACTAATTATGAAAAGTTAATCCAAGCAGAATTGCGAAAACAAAAAAATGAATCAAGAAGTAAAAAAGATTGAGGTTAAAGATGGAGACGAAGTAGAAGTCGAAGAACCAATTGTCTTAGACACTGCGCCTCCAGCAGTATCTGAAGCTATAAAGGTTGATAAAGTTTTACAAGAAACATTAATCAAGGCGTATCATGCTAAGAAATATTTGATTTGTATTACTAGAGGCGAAGGAGACAAGCTTGAGCATCAGACTTTTACATTAGATTTTAAGAGAGGAGACATAGCTCCTTCATTAGATGAGTGGTCAAATCTGTTAATGAAACAGATACAGGAATAGAGTTGGTTTAAATAAAGGTCGAGTAACAATTAATTGAAAGGTTTATTAATATGGATCCAGAACAAAATGATTTAGTAGTTGATAGACAAATTGCTCCAGTTTTTCCAGACGATGATTACGAAATGAAGGTTATTGATATTCAAAACTTTGAACGTCCAGGGTTTAATAACCCAGACGAGATGGTTCCTTCATTCAAGATCACTTTTAAAAGTGATTACGACCCAGAAACTAATGGAAAAAATTGGGAATTTGTTTGGTTCATTACCAAATCTCTTTCAAGTAGAAGTAATTTATTTAAGTTAGCTAAGGCAGTTCTTAGCAAGTCGTTCGATGAAACTTCTGATAGCTTTGATGCTTCAGAATTATTAGGCAAGAAAGTTAGATTAGTTCTAAAGACAGAGACTTCAAAGATGGGGAGAGACTATTCTAAAGTTGAAACCGTTTTAGGTGCAAAGGAAAAATAGATTAATTAAGGGGTGAGATTGTCTTGCCCCTTCTTTAAATTATGTGGAAAGACTTTTTAATTAAACGTGGTTTAAATGAAGAAACAATTAAAGAATATAGAATTTCATATGTCCATCCTTGGATTAGGATCCCATATACTAAAGAAGAGAATGGGATTGTTAAAGGTAGATGGTTTGGTAATGGAGAAAATCGTCCATTAAATATTCCTAAATATCTTTGGCTTAGAGGAAAACCTGAAGTTCCTTTTAATTGGAGGCCATTACAATGGGATACTTTTGTATATATCTGTGAAGGAGAATTAGATACTATGCTGTTAATATCTGCCATGAAGAAGAAAGACAATATTATTGGTCTTCCATATGGAGCTTCTACATTTAAAAAAGAATGGGCCGAGGCATTAAGAAGATCAAAGGTAAAGGTTTTTTCATTATTAGATAACGATAAGGCAGGTGAATTAGGTGCGCAGAATATTGCGAATAAAATTCAACGAGACATACAACATATTTCTTGGCCATCAAATAATATTGGATATGACATTACGGATTTTGCAGAAGGAAGTTCTATTGAACTCGCAGATAGGATTGGGCGGCTATCATTTAAAACAATCAAGACTGTGAATGAGGATTTAGTAGTTTATAAAAGTAAAACATTTAGTCTTGGAAAGAATGATGATGATTTAGAAACATTAAAGAAAAAAATTCCTATTGAAGCTGTAATATCTAATTTCACAAAAATGAAATCTATTCCATTAGGATTTCAAGCACACTGTCCTTTTCATGAAGATAAGGTTGCTTCATTAGTAATTTATAAGAAAACAAATACATTTTATTGTTTTTCTTGTGGTGTTGGAGGAACTTCGTTGGACTTTTTAATGAAGATGAATGGAGTTGGATTATCTAAAGCTGCAGATTTTTTAAGAGAAAACTATGTCAAGCGAAAATAAAATTAAAATAGAAGAAGAATCTAAAGAACAAAAACCTAAAAAAGTATTTAAAGAATTAATTGGAGGAGAGATTAATACAGAACACAGAGGTAGGTTATTATTCGAAACTATTTATAGAGAAGGGATTGATAATCCTTTAATCTTTGCTGTGTATTCGTTAGATAATCCAAGTTCTAAAATAACTTTTGAAACAGAATTGACAGATATAAAAGGAGTTCATTATCGTCCGCCATTAGCTTTCGTAGAATCTTTTGAATATAATATCATGAAGACTGCAACAGATATAGAAGAGTATGATAGTACTGAAGAGCTTTGGAAAGAAGGAAGTAAATTACTTGCAGATTATTGTGCGCTAGATAAAGAGATTAATTTTATCTCAACATGGGCAATGTTTTATTTAAGTGTTTGGGATAGGTTTGATACTTCGATGAATATAATAATTCGTGGTGCGCATGGAAAAGGTAAGAGTAGATTGCAAGATATGTTTAGATGGATGCCTCCAAGAACATTAAATGCTTGTGTTGCTTCTACTATTGCAGTTTTATTTAGAATTTCAGCAGGATTAAAACCTTTAATTCTATTTGATGAGTTAACTTTGAATCCAAAGAATCCTAACTTTGATGACTTTGTTGCTATTTGGAACGCTGGATTTCGTGCAGAATCAGGAGTTATTAGAAATGAAAGTAAGGGTGGATTAAAATATAAGTTAAAATTCTTTGAATTACATTCACCTAAGATTGCTATTTTAAAAGGAGCTTCTCCAGAACAAGCTTTTGAATCTAGGTGCCTAGTTATAACTATGCCACCTGGAGATAATGTTGCTTGGGAATTATATGCTAGACGAAGAGCAGAAGGCGTAGATATTTTAGAACTTGGCGATGATTTTAAAGAGCGTGCAGTTTCTTTTCGAAACAAATTATTATTGTGGAGATTTAAAAATTGGGATAGATTAAAAATAACTGGAGAGTTTGTATTACCAGGACAAGCTAGCATGAGATTATTCCAAGTATTAAATCCAATGTTAACTGTCATTAATAATGAGAAAGATAATGCTAGACTATTTAGATATGCGCAGAAAGGAGAGAAGATGAGGAAGGGAGATGAAACTCCAGAACTTTATATTGCAGTATTTAAATTAATTTGGAAAAGATTAATGAGTCCATTTAAAGACCTTATAGAATTAAAAACTTTGTTGTCAGAGTTAATTGAACAATCTTCAGCTCTTGGGATAGAAGATGTTTATAAAGTAAGTCCTCAAAAATTAGGTTATATTGTTAAGCATAAGCTTTATCTAGATACTATGAGAACAGGAAATGGCCTTAGAGTTATAGCAGATTTTAATTCTATGATTAATCTTGCTTCAGATTTAGGAGTTAGAAGTTTCATAGAAGATGACGTACAAGAATTAATAGATACTAATCGTCTAGCTGAAAGAGATGGGTTTAAAAGATCTACTATTAAAAAGAAAAAGAAAAAGAAAAAGAAAAATACAGATCAATTAGAAATAAAAGATTTAAATATATGAGACATGAATTTGCTTTACAATCTACAGAGAAAGAAGTCTTAAAGATTTTAGAATTAAAACTTAGGGGCTTCTTTTACAATACTATTGCTAGTGTAGTAAAGAAAGATAGACTTACGGTTGTTTGGTGGTGTAATCTTTATAAGGCGACTGCAATTGTTTTTTTAAAAAATGAAACTAAAAGGACCGTGATCTTGCAAAGAAAGAAAGATTATACTATAAAGGTTCCTATGGTTATAGTATTAAAAATAAAGAAAGAAGAATTAGATTTAAAAGCAGATGTTGATTACAAAGACGTAATGGATCTTAACAATGGGAATAAAGAAGATAAAGAAGAGATAAAGAAATTTATTAAAAGTTCTAAAACTATAGAAATAAAAGGCGATGGGTTTAAAACTTGTTTGAGATGTGGAAAAATAAAAACTAATAAGCAATGGATAAAGACAAGGTATTGTTCATTAGAATGTTGGGATAAATTTAATTTTGTTCCACCAAGAAATTATAATTATTAACATGAGACTTCCTTTAACTAAAAAACAGAAGATTATCTTAACTTTAATTAGAAAGAGTTGGGTAGAAAAAGGTTATTCCCCCACAAGGATGGAGCTCTCTTTAGATTTTGAAAAGATTTCTAAGATAAAATTAAGACGTCAGGCCATAGATAGACATCTTTTTGCTTTAATTAAGAAGTCATATATAATTATAGATAGAAAAAAAGGTCGAAGAAATATTAAAATAAAATCTTAATAAAATTATGAATGTATGTAATAAAATAGAAAAATTTGCTTTAGAAAGAGAGAAGTTTCGACAAGCAAAAAGAAGATTAGATAAGGGAACTCGTTCAGCTTTCTGGCCATCAGAGGCTTCGATACAGATTCCTGGTCCAATGAAAATTGGAAAGTGTCATAGAGCATTGTGGTATTCATTTAAGAACGAACCAACTTCAAATATAATGGATGGCAGAGGATGGCGTACAGTAAAAGCTGGATTAGCTTTTGAAGCATTACTCATAGAAACAATTAGAGATATGAATATTTGGGATGCAAAAATGAATGATAGTAAAAAATTCTTTAATAAAGAATTGAATATTTCTGGTGAAGTAGATGCTTTTATTAAACCAGAAAAAGATACGATTGGAATTGAATGTAAAACTATTTATGGTTACTGGGCAAGGAAAGAAGTATTTGCGCAAAGGACTCCGAAGATAGAGCATCTTATGCAAACAGCATTGTATTGTTATAATTTTTATCCTATTCCATTTAAAATTATTTATGGTTGTAGAGATACTCAAGAAATGACAGAGTTTAATGTTGAATTAGATAAGGATAAAGATATGGTTTTAGTTGATGGTCAATGTTATAAAAGATTTCCAGTGACAATTTCTGCTTTAAAGAAACGGTTTATGGATTTTCAAAGTTATTTAGATAAAGATGAAATGCCACCTACAGATTATTCAGTATTAGGAATGACTCATGACGAATTAGATATATTGAATCAGCTTGGAGAATTAAATAGAACAGAAGCTAAAGCATTTAAAGATGGTAAGACATTATTAAAAATTCCTTGGCAATGTACTTATTGTGATTTTAAAGATAAGTGCAGATTAGATGCCAGGATTGAGGCTGGAAAAGGTCGACAAGATTTATTATTAATAGATGAAGAAAAAAGGAAACAAAATGAAAACAACGAACAACAAAGTGAAAAAGAACAGTCAAGCGGAAAAGAAATCGTTACCAATAAGCCAGTCAGAAGAAAGAAGAATAAAGATTCAGGAACTAAAAAGACAAAATGATGTTGAGTTTATGGATGAGTTTAATAAGCTTTTAGTAAAATACGAAAAGGTTCCTGGAATTCATTTCGTAGATAAGGCTTAATGTTTAGATTAAGAAACTTATCATCGTTTAGACTGGATAGAAAGCTTATCTGTGGGTTCTTAACCTTGTTAAATGTTTTGATGTTCAGTATAATAATAATTGTAGATATCATTGCATTTTTTCAAGAAAGAGATTTAACATTTTTAATTATCTTAACTCTTTTATCTGGTTCGCTTTCTGCTTATTCTCAGGCTTGGTATTTTGGAAGTTCAAATGTAAAGAAAGAAAGTAGCTTCATTAAGAGAATTAATAATCTTAAACCAGAAGTTAGAATCATTAATAAGCCAACAAGTCAAATGGAGCTTGAAGCAGAAGCTTCTAGAGAAATGGAAGAAAAAGAATATGGGGATTAAAAAGTCAGAGTTCAAAACAGATATTATTTCAACTGAGGGTGGTTCACCAGCCCCTCAACCTTTTTATTGGGACAAGAAAAAGAAAAAGATTTTAGATATGATTATTAATCCAGAGAAAGATTGTACTATTAAAGAGATAGCAGAACAGTTGAATATGACTCCATGGAAAGTTTCACGTTTTATTCGTGATAAAGAATTTCAAAGTAGATACATGGATATAGTAGAAGCAAATAATGCACAGCTTCTTGGAGAAAATAAAAGGCTTATTCAAGAGTTGATGAGACAGCTTAGAGAAGAACTTAAATATAAGATTACAAAATTAGATCCTGATAAGTTATTAAAAGAATATCGATTACTACTTGAAGGACTTTCTGCACCAGCCAAAGAAAGTGCTGGTCCTAAAATTCAGCAAAATATAATTAATCCTCAAATGATTTCTGAAAAAGTTTTGAAAAAAATAGAAGATGCAGTTTTAAAAGAACAAGGATTCGAACCAATAGAAGCAACGTTTGAAGAAATAAAAGAAGCAAGAGATGGAAAATCAAAACCAAAAAAATCTACAGATAATTGAATCAGCTTCAATAGCTCCATGGATTCAATTAATTAATCTCTCTACTTCAAAGGGGACTCCTTTAACTTGGAATAATCATCCTTTTATGGTTCAACCATTAATGGATTGGTCTAAGAATATTGTGTTTAAGAAACCAACACAGATTGGATTCTCAACCATAGCAATTGTTAAAATGCTTTATAAGGCATCTAGAGAAAAGATTTCTGTAATTTATACGCTTCCTACTACTTCTGATGTGCGCAAGTTTGTTACTGCACGTGTTGATCCCATGTTAGAAACATGTCCATATCTTGGGCAGAAGATGAAACCATATGGTACCACTCTTGCTGATTCAACAGAATTAAAAAGACTTGGTGGTTCTTCGCTATATTTTCGAGGGAGCTGGACTGAACAACAAGCTCAAAGTATTGATGCAGATATAGTTGTTATTGATGAGTTAGATTTTTCTAAACCAGAGATTGCAGAGATGTATGAAGAAAGATTAGAAGGATCTGGTTCTCTTGGAATGATGTATCAGTTCTCAGTCCCTTCAATACCAGGAGTAGGGATTGATAGACTCTATGATGATTCTTGTCAGTTTGAATGGTATAATAAATGTCCTCATTGTAAAAGACTTCAGGCATTAAATATCTTTGAGAACCTTGATAGAACAAATAGAATTTATAGATGTAAGTTTTGTAAGTCAGAGATTACCGACGATGCGCGCAGATCTGGGATATGGATTGCAAGGTATCCAAATAGAGAAGTTCATGGATATCATATTTCTCAATTAGCAGCTCCATGGATTTCAGCTGATCGATTAATAGTTAAAGAAGAGAAAGCTAAATCTAAAAAACATTTCTATAATTATTCGTTAGGTCTTGCCTATCATATGCAAAGCAAGTTGATTGGTGATAAAGAAATTTATAGAATGGTAACCGGGCCAGAACCAGTTAATTCAGCAGAAGGTACTGTTGTTGGAATTGATCAGGGTGATATTTTTTATATAGCGATTGGACGTTTAGAAAAGATTAAAGATACTGAGATGTATCAAAAAAGAATTATTAATTTAATAACAGCCGAAGATGAAGAAGAGGTTAAGAATATTTTAGAAAGATTTGGAATACGTTTTGGCGTTATGGATGCAATGCCTAATAAGCATACAGCAAAAAAATTAGCACGATTTTTTAGAGGAAGATTATTTCTTTCTTATTACCAAACTGGAATGGCAGCAAAAGAAAAATATGACTTAGTTAAGTGGGATCTACCAGATCAAATTGTACATATTCAAAGAACAGATAGCTTAGATAATTTAGTAGAAAGCTTAGATAAAGCGCAATGGGTGTTGCCAAGTTTATGTGAGAATGTTAAAGTATTGATAAAGCACGTTAAGAATGTTACAGTTAAGTATATTACAGTTCGTGGTATAACAACCAAGACTTATCAGAACAACGGTCCGGATCACTTTTTCCATGCATTAAATTATCTGAACTTAGCATTTGAAAAAGCTCCCAGGTTTATGGGAGGATCAGTTGATCTAAACCCTGGTGTAAGATATAGTTTAAAAGAAAAGGGGAAATCAGAAGAAATTCCATCTGTTGAGGAAATTATTGCTCAAGATGATGGAATAAGTAGGATTGATGTAATTGATAATTAATATGACTAAATTAACACCATTAGATATTCATAGTTTAATTGAAGATAAAGTGAATAAGCTCTCAGAGAAAAGGGGCGTATGGTTGAAGTATGAGAATCTTTATAAGGGACAAGCTTGGTGGGCAGAGAATTTATATGAAGGATCTAAAAGAACTGAAGTTGATAATCAGATCTTTCCTTTAGTTCAATCTTTAACTGGTTACCTTCAAAAGATTTCTATAGTTGATAAAGTCCTTCCTCCTTCTCCTAATGATTTACTTGAACGTAAAATTGCTACTCAATTTGAAGGAGCATTAGAAGATTTCTGGTGGTATAATCAAAGAAGAGCAAGTCTTCAATTTTGGTTTAGGAACACTTTAACAAAAGGAGTTACATATGGATTTATTCGAGTTGATCCTAGTCAACCATATCCATTTATTTTAGATACTTTAGGTCCAGAAAATTTTGTTTATAGTTCAGATAAAATTTTAGGACTTCAAAATCAACCATGGATTGCAAGACTTGCCTCAGCTAAACAGAGTCAAGTTTCTCATTTATTAAAAAGAACAAGCGATTCAAAGGTAGTAAGTAAATTTTTAACTGAGAATCAAGAACCAGATGTAGATATTAATGTCTGGGATTTTTGGTCTAAACATACTCAACAAAATGTTTTAATAACTGAAGGTGGTCAAGTCTTAAAAGTAAATGATTGGCCTTATAAAGCATTAGGAATGTATCCATTTTTTGAATTACCAGATATTCCAGTTCTTGGAAGTGCGCAACCAATATCTACAGTCCAAATGCTTTATACTTTACATCGTGATTATGATAAACAAAAATTTCAAATAAAAGAGAATGCAGAGTTTATGGGAAATCCTCCTATTGTAGTTGATGTCGAATCTGGAATAGATACAAAGAAAATAGAAGGAAAGCCTAGATTAATTATTAGAAAATATAGAGATGGAGAATTTAAAATTGTTCCTGTTCCTCCATTGCCTGGTTATGTAGAAAGACAACCAGAAAAAACTAGAGAGAGTATGGGACGTATGGCGGCCTGGAATGATATGATGGCGTCAGGACAATCTAGTGGACAGAGAGAAAAAGGTGCTGTGTCTTTGTTGATGAGTTCTTCTTTCACTGCATTAGATCCTAAGTTAAAAAATCTTGAACAAGCACTTAATGATGCTAATCAAATTGTTATGGGATTGTTAAAAGAGTTTTCTTATTCAACGCAAAAGGCTTTGAAGTATAGAAGAGCTTCATCTTTTGAAGGATTCTCTCCTTCAGATATTAGTGGGAGATATCTTTCTGATGTAGATATTAAAGGATTAGAACCTGAGCGTGAGAAATTAAGAGCACAGGAAGTTGCTTTATTTTATAAGCTTGGAATAATTGGGAGACGAAAGGCCTTAGAAGAATTAGGAGAGGCAGATCCAGATCAAGTTATAAAAGAATATGATGAAGAACAATTAAAAGCTTTGGCTTTAGAAAAAGAGAAAGCTGAATTCATAGAACGGCAACGAGCAGCTTCTGCTCCTGCTCCTGAAGCTGTATCTGAATCTGCTCCTACATCAGATTCTGCTCCTGCTTCTAATTCTGCTCTTACTCCAGATCCTGCTAAGGGAATACCAACTCCTGCTTCTGAGGAAGGTGAACCTGTAGCCAGAGAACAAGACCAAGATCAATCAAGTCTAGAAAGAAGATACCCAAAGTTTATGGACTTTTTGGGAAATATTTTATTACCAGGATTTAAATTAAGACTAAGAGAACTTAAGTTCCGTGATGAAGTTAGAATTGTTAAGCCAGGACCAGATACTATTGTAGCTAAAAATGTTACAATCTTAGCTCCAAATCAAAAAGATAGGATTGATATTGTATCTGCAGTTCCAGAAGCTGCTGGAAAAATTCTTTTTATTAAAGGAACGTCTAAAAAAAAAGATGACGTAGAACAAGGACAAGAAAAAGTAGATAACGATAAAGGAGAGATATCTTCTAATATTTTATTTGGTCAGATAAAAAAGGGAATTATAAAAAGTTCAAAAGTTAATGTTAAGAATTTAAGTCAATTTCAAGATATGCCTGGAATGTATATAGTTGAACCACATGCAGAAATGATTTGGACTCGTCAAAAGAAATTAATTTTAAAAGGGAGGCCTTATCCTAATTTTGTTGATAAGGACGTTCTATTAATTGGAGATAAAGCATATGGAGTTCTTCGT